CAACCCGCTGGGATTGCCCGCAGTTTGACGCAAGCCGGCGGATGGCGGACCTGTTCGGTGCCCAATTGATTGATGCCAGCCATCACCCAGGGGAAGGTGCCTACTGGGCCGTGCATCGCGTGGGGCCGGTAGTGTGACGCCCGCAACACAGCCGCCATGGCTTGAGCCCGTGGTCAAGATTGTCACCGGGTTTTACACGTTTAGAGAAGACGCCCATCTTCCCTGGAGTGAATACTACGAAAGTGCAGGCGCGGACGCCCCCTATTACATTTCGCGGGACGCATTTGAAAGGGTCGGCACACCGGATGGTCCTTGGTGCATTGGTTACCGTCATTACGGGATGGATGTTGAGGCAGGGCAGGTAATCGCAAAAGACAAGGCGCTTGAGCTGCTATCGGATGACCTGCAGTCAATTGCCAAAAAACTGGACGATCTATTGCCATGCTTTCATTGCTGGCCCTACCAGATTCAGGCCGTAGTGGTTTCGCTGGTGTTTGATCAGGGGTTTGATGCTTTCCTAAGTACCGCATTAGGGGAGGAAATGGCGACGACTTGGTATGGCTGCAACCAACCCATGCGTTGCTATGAAGAATATTTTGAAAAATATTTTGGCAAGGTTGATACGCATGGAAAGCGGCTTTACCACGCTCATTTAGATTTATTTGACCAGTTACGGGAGTTCCGACGCGCCGAAGACAAGGCAAAACGTGAAGCTAAACGCATCGCCAAACGGGTCGCGTTAAAGGCAAAGCGCGAGAAAGCTACCCAACCGCATCGGTCATGCTTGGCGGTTTGGCGCCTTAGCCAGCGCGACAAGCTGCAGCGGATTGGGGTGGCCGCGTGATCGTCCGCGCCCCCACCGCCGCCGCACGCCTTGCGGTGCTGGAGTTGGAGCGCACCGAAGCAGCACACACCCGCCTAGACATTCCCGCCACCCTCGCCCGGATCCGTGACGACCTCCATGGTGGGCAGGTTGAGCTATTTGATGACACTACCACCCGTGAGATCGGCGTGGCCGCTGGCTACGGGGCAGGGAAGACCCTTGGCGCCTGCGCTAAAGCCTTTCAGCTCGCCGTGCTCAATCAGGGCTTCATCGGCTGCGTGTTGGAGCCCACGGGGCCAATGTTGCGGGACATCTGGATCAGGAAGTTTGACGACTTCCTAGATCATTACGGCATCCCCTACACATTCCGCGCCACACCCCTGCCCGAGCACGTCCTCCACCTGCCCGAAGGTGATACGCCCGTAGTTGCCCGAAGCTTTGAGAACTACAAACGCATCGTCGGTCCTGACTGGGCATGGGCGCTGATTGACGAGGTTGACACGGTGCAGGAGTACATCGCCGCACGGGGCTACGAAAAGATCCTTGGCCGGATCCGGGTCGGCCATGTCAGCCAGATTGTTTCCCTGTCAACTCCCGAAGGATTTGTCTGGCATTACAAGACGTTTGGCACCGTCGAGGCCCAGGACGACCCTGGTAAGCGGCTGATCAGGATGCGCACTCAGGACAACCCGCACTTGCCCGACGCCTACTTAGACAACCTGCGCACCCGCTATACCGGGCCAATGCTTGTGGCCTACATGGATGGCATCTACGTCAACTTGAAGACTGGTCAGGTATATGACCGATTCAGTCGTGATCACCACGTCAAGCCCCTGCCCGATGGGCTGCGGGACACCGATCAGATCCTGGTTGGCATTGACTTCAACGTGGGCAATATGTCGGCCGTTATGCTGGTAGTGCGTGGCCGGATCGTTCATGCGTTTGCCGAGATCATGGGCGCCCATGACACCGACGACATGTGCCGAAAGATCCGCAAGCGGTTCCCTGAACGTGCGATCTGGGCTTATCCCGATGCTAGCGGCGCCAACCGCAGCACCAACGCCAGCCTTTCGGACATCGGGATCCTGAAGTCTTACGGCTTCATCAACTACGCACCTGACGCCAATCCCCCGGTACGTGATCGGGTCAACGTGGTGCAGGCCCTGCTGCTAAATGCCAAAGGTGAGACGCGGTTCTATATCACCGAAGACTGCCCACGGCTGATCGAAGCACAAGAGCGCCAGGGCTATAACGAACAAGGTGAACCGGATAAGAAGACTGGTTACGATCACCCCAATGATGCCGTCGGCTATCCCCTTCACCGACTGTATGCCGCTGAGCTGGGCTACGGTCCTGGTGGTCCCATGCGTGTCACCACCGCCACCTACGGCCACGGCGCCGCCGCCCCGCCACCACGGGACCCGGTGCCTAGGCGATCGCCTATCCCCGGCTTTCGATGACCACTCAACCCACACAGGCCACAGCCATGACCCGCGAACTCACCGACCACAAAGTCAATCCTGCCAACGACAGCCTCAATGTCACGGTCGAAGACAGCCCCGGCGCTGGCGGGGCCCATCACCGTTACTCAATCACCGGATTTGACACTGCCAACAATCCAAGCATTGAAGATCCACAAGGATATAAAGCGTCTTTTTCTAGGCAGGTGATCCTTTTTCAGAACGGTCCTATCAACGAGGTAGGCGTTAATGGCATCACCCACGAAGCCTTGCTTGTGATCCTAATTGATCGTCTGCGCTGCTTTCAATCCGGTCCTTACAACTGCTTTGAAAACTTCTGCGCCCTGACCCACTTAGAAGCCGCTCAAGCGTCGTTGCATAGCCGCACCCGCGCCCGCATGGATCGCGGGGTTGAAGGCACCCACCAGAAGTAGCCCATCGCATTATCCGCCAACCCATCAACCCACCGAACCCATGACCCACAAGCCAATCGACCACAGCGACATAACTGCCAACGATTTAACTCAGGCAGATTTACGCGCCAAACGCGACACAGCAGCCAAAGCAATATCTGAAATTCTTAACCGTTTTTCAGGAGAAACGGGCCTAGTGGTTAGATCGGTTGACTTAGATGTGCCAATTAGTTTTACTTTTCCAGGTCCGTATCTTGTTACGCTAGACATTAGACTGTGATCGAAGCGTACAAGCCCCCCCGCCAAACCTTCCGAGCCGTGATCGTCCTTCGCCGCATCTACAACTACGTTGTCGCTCAGCGGCTTGTCCCATTCCACCTGCCCGCATCAGAGCGTGAGCTACGCCGCTGGGATGCTCTTGGCGAGGCTTACGGCGCCCTGCTGGAGATCAAGTACGCCGACAGCCTGCAGTCCGCCCGCGAGCTTGCGGCAGGCTCCGTCGATCGCGTTCGTGCATCTTGCCGCCAGTCATGACTACCATCCTCAACCCGCAACCGCAACCCACCGATGGCAACCTTGAAGCTCCCGAAGGCACCGCTATCCCAACTGGTCGGCAGGCCGGTGGCGGGGACGTGGCGACTTCGCCAGTCGTCGCAGGGGAGCCACCTGGAAGTGTTCAGGTTCGGCGGGAGCTGGACACCACCATCGCGGGAGGTGAAGATCCACCTGACGCCAAGCCACGTCGTGCTACTCGATCGCGGCGAGCTGTTCGTGAAGGAGAACCCCTAGAACAGCCAGTCAAGCCCGGTAGCCCGCCCCGTACCGAGCTATCCGAGCGGTTGATCACTGAAAACCAAGGCCTCGCCCGCGCTGCTGCCAACAAGTGGGCAAGGCTTTGCGGTCGGCACTATGACGACTTCATCGGCCCCGCGTTGTTGGGGCTTGTCAATGGCTGCCGACGCTACGACCCCACCCGTATCAACCCTAGTACCGGGCGCCCGTATGCCATCTCTACCTGCGTCTGCCAGTACATCGAAGGGGAGATCAAGCATTACATCAGGGATCATGGCTATGACGTAAAAATGCCTAGCAAGTGGCGCGAGCACTACCCAAAGGCGCGCAGGTTGCTGGCCGAAGGCTTGGCCCTGGCCCAGATAGTGGAGGCCATCCCCGCCTTCACCGAGGCTGAGTTCACCGAAATGATGGGTGCCATGGTCGGCACCGTTGAGCTTGAGGATGAGATCACCCTGTTCAGCGATCACCAGCCCGAGTCCGTGGACCAGAGCATCGCAGCGGCATTGTTCCGACTGACTGAACAAGCATTTAACAACCTGCGACCCGCTGACCGTGGCCTACTGGAGCGATGGGCTGCCGATCCGTTCAAGCGGTCCTTCCCGTCAGGGCCGCTCATCCAGTTTCACAACCGCTTGAAGGCTCAGCTGCGCGGCAAGACCCTGCAACAGTTCCGCCAGGTGATGCTTGACATTGACGTGGTGGCCACACCCCCAGCACCCAAGGCACGCAGCCCACGCCAGCCCAGGCCCGCAGCTTCCCCAGTAGTCCAGCCGTCGCTGTTTGGCCGTAATCAGCGCAAGCCACACCCTAGGGCGGTAAAGCTATAGCCCAGCAGGAAAGCTCCAGTAGCAGGCTAATCGTAGGCGCTGGTGAAGTCGAGTCATTCTGGAACTGACCCCAAGCTGCCGAGTTTTCAGCACCCGGTACTGAAGGAGCATCAGGAAGATCTGGAGCGTGCCTATGACGCCTGGCATTGCCTCAAGGGTGATGAGATCAAGCGTAAATACTTACCAGCCGAACCAGCCGAGCCACCTACCGCCTACGAAGGACGATTGGGTCGCGCTGTGTTCAGCGACTTCTTCAGGGCTGGTCTGGAAGGGTTCGCCGGGGTGTTGTCACGCTCCGAGTTAAAAGATCCGCCGCCAACATTTGAAGCAGCTAAGGACAACGTAGACCTTGAGGGCAATTCGCTGGAGGCCTTCTGGCTCACCGTGGACCCCCTGTGCCTGCGCGATGGCGGCGTCCCGATCCTGGTCGAGATGCCAGACGGCCAACCCACCAATGGTGCCAGTGAAGCAGCAGCAAAGCGGCGCCCGTATCTGGTCAGCCGCACCCGTGCTACCTGCCTGAATTGGAAGACCGCCGTAGTCGGCTCGGTTGAGGTGGTAACCCGCTGCACGTTCCTGGAATGGGCGGAAGTTGATAGTGAGGATGGTGCTTTTGGCGTGAAATATGAAGAGCGCTACCGGGTGATTGAACCGGGGAAATGGACGCTCTACCGGCTGATCAAGCGTGGCGATGGTTCCATGGTTATGGAGGTGGTGGACAAGGGGCAGTACCTAGACTCGAATCAGAAGCCGCTGACCATCTGCCCAGTGGTCTGGTACTCGGCCGAGAAAGCCGGCTTCGGCCATGGTGCGCTGCCATTGCGGCAAGTGGTCGAGCACTGCTTCCAGTATTTCCGCAAATCAAGCGATCTGGAAGAGAAAACCCACAAGTGCGCCATGCCGGTGCCGGTGGAAGAGGGTGGCCTGCCGCCTGGCCCTGGCCAGACTGCCGCCCCGTTAGTGATCGGGCCCAACACTGTAATCAGGCTGCAAACGGGAGGGAAGTTCTACTGGTCTGAACCTGCGGCCACGTCCCTGGCTGAGCAACGGGCTCAAATCAAGGAAGTGAAGGAGCTGATTGATCAGCAGTTGCTCGGCTTCCTGACCGGTGAAAGCAAAATCACCAAAACCGCCACCCAGTCCCAGCTCGAAGGCGGCCGAACCCAGGCAAGTATCAGGGCGATGGGCGAGCGCAAGAAGTCGGTAATGCAGTCCATATTTGCGATCTGGTGCCTCTACACCGGGGAGCAGTTGGCGGTCGGCGCTGGCCTGACGATGGACGAAAACGCGTTCGCTCCCCCGGTGGATGCGCAACGAGCGGACGCATTGCAGCGGCTTGCTGGTGGTGTTGAGCTGATCAGCCAGGAAAGCGGCGTTGCGGAGCTGATTCGTGGTGGCTTCAACCGGTCAACAACCAGCGTGGCCGATGAGATGGAAAGGATCAACCGGGAGCGGCCGATGCTGGGGGCACCGACGCCGGAGCGGGACGACCTGTCCACGCCGCTGGATGAGGAGCTACCGGGCGAGGATGAGGGCTAAGGGATTGTGACGGATTGCGAAGTGTGCGGGCTGGTTGCTGCTGAGCCGTAACGGACCGGCTACATTATGAGGACAGGCAAGGGAAACCGAGCCGCCACCGCCACCTCGCCAGCCATGACCGCCATCCTTACTGCCGAAGAAGTCCTAGCCATCGCCGAGTCAAAAGCTGACCAAGCCAGCACCGCGTATCGTCGCCAGCAGGCTGCTGTGATTGGCGCCGTTTACATCACGGACTTAGCCGATTTCCGCCACGCTGTTCGTTATGCCGCTACTGGCGCGGTTGTGCATGTTGCTGGGTGCATGGCTCAGTTCGACCATTACACCTGTATTGGTGAATTGACCGATGGCGTCAGGCTTTACAGCCCTGCAGTCCACCCTGGAATCGAAGCTGCCGAATGGGCCGCCATCGTTGACTGACTCCTGCGGCTTGCCGGGGCCTGGCGGCAACCACGCCTAGCCCATCACCGCCCCCATCCGGGGCTTTTTCATGCCCGGCCCAGATTGCGACAATCTGTGAACTGTCACCCCTTCCCCCGCATGTTGCGTAACGCACCGGCTACTATATGAAGACCGGGGGAGAAATCCGCCGATCGCCAGCCGGCCATAGGCGTCAAACCGGGCCGAATCGCCCCCAGCAGTCCGGGGGCAACCAACCACCACCCTCCGCCAGCCAGCCATGACCGTCACCACCTTTCGCAGCAACTACGGCTCTTACAATGTCACCCGTGCCGTGCTGGCATGTAAGCCAGAAATCAACAACGAAGGCACTACAACTCAAGATGTAGTGATCTTTGAAACTACCGATCAACAAGAAGCTGTAAGTATTGTTGGCAAAACTTTGTTTGTGCTGGCCAATGGCCACACCTTTGAATCCAGCTATGACGGTCAGCGCCGCACATCGCTCAAGCCATGTGCCCGCAAGCAATACGCAAGCATACTCAAGCAGGGTTACAGCCCAGATATTGAGCTGATCTACTGATCCCCCCCCACTGCGGATCGCCGGGAGCCTATCCCGGCAACCCATTACCTTTTCCGCCACCAGCCAACCATCCAACAACCCAGCACCCTGGCAATGAATCACCTAGTCATCGTCCCCGCCCACGAAGTAACCAGCCTGGCCCACGGCGTCACCGCAGCCGACGATATGGAGGCATCGCAGGACTGGGAGAGGGACGCTGCGCGGCGACGCAGCCACGATCTGGAGCGCTGGCAGCGGGAGGCCGAAGCACGGGTCGGGTTTCGCATCTGACCGATTGCGACAATCTGTGAACCGGCCCACCATCCCCTCGCCATCCTGTAACGGACCGGCTACCATATAGGAACAGGCAAGGGGGAACCCGAGCCGCCACCACCGCTACCGCAACCAGCCAGTCATGACTACTGCCACCGAAACCCTTCTCAACCAAATGGGCGGTGCCTCAAAGATCAGCGCCATGACCGGCGCCCAGATCGTCACCGACAACGCAGCCGCCACGCTGGTCTTCAAGAAGCAAGCAGGCGCCAAGAAAATCACCCACTTGAAGGTCAGCTACAACGAAGGCACTGATCTCTACGACCTCCAGGGCTTCAAGTACAACCGGAAGACCTTTTCCTGCCCCGAGGTGCTGTCACTTCCTGGGGTCTATGCCGAAGACCTGAAGCGGACCTGTGAAGATTTGACCGGCCTTTACTTCAGCCTCTGACTCTCTTGCCCGCCGGGAGCTTATCTCGGCAATCAATCCACCATCAATCCACCATCAACCGACCATGATCTTCCTTCTTCAAGAGAAAGCGGACGCCACTCCCACAAGGGCCCGCAGAAAATGCCCGCTTCAGTGTCAAGTATCAATTAACCCATTCGACGGCAAAGTACGTTTTGCCGATCCGGCACTTAGCTACGGTGCATTTGCAGAACCTTTCACGCAGGCAGAAGGGGCTAAAGGCTGGACCAAGGAATTTATTGAAGCCGTCTTCAATCTGCAGGAGGGTGAATTCATCGAGGTAATGGTTTGCCGTGGTCTTATCTATCCAGTGCGATCCAGGCGTTGGGTGTTTTCAGTCAAGACCATGGTACGCGAATATGTCTACCCACTGGTTTCAGCAAGAACATTCAGATTTACGGCGATTGCAGATCAATACTACGCTAAAAAAGAATTAGAGTATGCACGGAAAAGAGCAATTGCGGTAGCCCAAGGTGCAGTTACCGGCTATTCAGCCGGCTATGTCGCACCTATTGAAACCAATGCCTAACCCCCAGCCCGCCGGGGCTTCCCGGCAACTAATCCCCTTGCGTCCCTGTCATGGCCTACCCCTTTTTCAAGCAAAGCCGAACCATCTACTGGAACGAAAACCTTGCCGTTGTTGAAGCGGCACACGCGGAAATGACAGCAGACAGGCTGTTTAATCCACCAGGCCCGATTCAGTGGAGTGATAAGCATCCAAGCTGTTTGACCAGCGGCCCGACTGGCAGCCAGCACGATCTGAGGCCAGGCGACTGCCTGCATGCTTGGCGCATCAATGCCTGACCCCACCGGAGCCGACCGCCAGCGCCGCTTCCGCGACCGCCAGGCTGGCCTGCTGCCCCCTGCAGAGCTACGCCCCTGCGCCTGCTGCCCCCGCCAGCACACCGGGACCCACGGCGATCACTGCTGGGAGTGCTGGCGACTGCACACCGAGGCGGGGCGTGCCGATCGAGCGGACCGGGTTGCTCGATCCAGGATGCGTAGACGCCGGGAGCAGGAGCAGGTAAGCTAGGCCCGACCACCTGAAACCCTGCCCCATGTCTGCTGAAATCACCCCTGTTGAAGCCCTTCACGAAAGCATCACCGAATTGATCGAAGAAACCGAATGCAGCCTGTTTGAGGTCATTGGCGTGCTGGAAGTGGTCAAGACCGAAACTACCCTGGCATCACTGGCGGATGAGATTGAAGCCGAAGGGGAGTTTGAAAGCGACGGCGTGGTGGGTGAATGACCGCCCCGGTCGTTACCGCCATCGGCCGCCGGCTTCGGCCTGCTGATGGCGTCCACAAGGTGATCAACGGCCCGAAGCTGGCCGGCACGATCAAAAAGCCGTAGCGGCGCAATACAGCGGAAAGCTCAGTCAGTACCCTCTGGCTGGGCTTTTTTGTGGCACGCAAATACTCCAGGGATAACCGTGGCCGGTTTGCCAGTAGTGGCACCGGAGCTACTGCACGGGGCGGCAGGCTCCGAACCGCAACCGGGAGCAAGCGGGCCACGCAGACCAGCCAGATGGCAGCGGCGCCTAGGGCTGGCACCGTGGGAAAGGGTGGCAAGGCGAGAGGGGCGGCCAAACCTGCCGCTTCTAAGGCAAATGACCGAGCCGTAAGGGCAGCAAAGAATTATCAAAAAGCTGCCGCAGCAATGAGCAAAGGTGCAATGAATAAGCGCACAGATGTTTCCCTTGCTACCTCAAGCCGCGCTCTTGATATTTATAGAGGCAAACCGATCACCGGCAAAAGAGCAGGCTTTACGTCGTCTGGTAAACTGTCAAAAAATGGCTCATCTAAGCCAATTATTAACAGAACAAGAAATCAGGCCGCCGCCGCTCAGCTTGACAGAAAACGTCAAACAATAGAAAACGTTAAAGCGATTCGTGGCAAGCAGTCATACATAGCACCAGAAGGAATCAATCGCAAAGCCGTAAAAATAAATCAGCGAAACCTATTGACAGGAGGCGTTGACAAAGTAACCGCAAAAGTGCAAACCAAAGTTGTAGGCGAGCGAAATTCTCCTCTATCACAATTTGGCCGCAAAACCGAAGCGAGAACTGAGCGTGCGTCTACGCGGCTTGACGCACTAATTCAAGCTAAGCGCAATACGCCCAAGCCTCGCAAGGCTTCCGATCGTGCGGCACTGGCCAAAATACAGAAGTCAATCTCAACCGTAACTAGAAGTTTTGACAGTTACAGAAACGCTCGATCCGGTCGCCGTGCCAAAAAATCGTAGCCGCTAACCGATGACCACCCGCATCGTCGGAGTCGTTGACGACTACGCCGCCATCCTTGACCAGTTGGAAGCCCGCACCCTGGCCAACACCACCGCCATGCTGCGCACCGCACTGGATCGCGTGCTAGGTGACCTGAAGCGGCACTATGCGGCCTACCTCAATGCCGTAGGCCCCTCCGACATTGACCCCGAAGGCAACCCCATCCGCGCCCCCGGCGCCTACAGCTCCGCCGAAGCAGCCACCAAGTACCGGGTCATCATCAAGGACGCTCAGCAGTTCCTGCCGCCAGAGGAAATCACCGCCTGGCAGCGTCGATTCACCACCGATCTGGTCGAGGCCATGGCCATTGGCGGTGAAGCTGCGGCCGCGCTGCAGACGATCGTCACCGGTGCCAGCGCCACCTTCGCCGGGGCTAATCCGCTGGCGATCCGTGCCGCCGTCCAGACCGCTACTGCCTTCATGTCGGGTGAATCCGCACGGTTCCGTGATCAGATCGCGCAGATCGTCGGCGAAGGGGTCGCCCGTGGCTGGGGACCTCGCCGGCTTGAACGGCAGATCGTTGGGGCGTTGGAGGGCACAACCGACCCCACTGGCAAGACCGCCCGGATGGGGCTCCGCCAGCGTGCCGAGGTGATCGCCCGGTCAGAACTGGCCAATGCCTATGTACGTGGGGCCATTGATCACAACCTGGCCGAGGGCTTCAGCTTCATCCGCTGGGTTGCCGCCACTGACGAACGCACCTGTAGGTGGTGCCTCAGTCGCCATGGGCGCATCTACCCAGCTGATCAGGTGGTCATCCCAGCCCATCCACAATGCCGATGTACACCGGTCCCGCTGCCGGCTGATGAGGTGCTGGAAGCGGACCCGGTGATTCGTGACACCCTGCTCGATAACGACTTCTGGCGGGAGGAGCAGGCGGCAGGGGTCAGGGCCCTGGCCAAAGCGGAGGGGATCAGCGAGGAACGGGCCAGGGGGCTGCTGCAGCGTGCCCTGACCGCACCAACAGCCAGCGAGCGATACCTATTTCCGGATCGCACCCGCAGCCTGCAGCCATCGGCGCCGTTGGATGCTCCGGCAGGTGGGCGGACGTTCAGCGAGGTGGTAGGGGAATTGGCGGCTAGGAGGGGTGTTGCTGGGGGGTAATACTTTGCCGCCTTTCGAGCCAATCTTTCATCACAGCCCAACTCACTTCGCATCTGGCTGCCAGTTTTAGAGCAGCAATCAACTGTTCATGCGTCATCTGCGCCACTGGCAACCCCACGGGAATGTCACCCGCAGCGGTCCACAGAACGGTGGCGCCACCTTCGACGGCGTTGATTAGTTCATCCAACTTGGCCAGAGTTAGGCGTGGTGGGTTGTTGTCCATGGTGGCGGCTAGGGGGTGAAGGGTGAGTTTGTTTGTGCCCACGCATCAAATTCTGCAAGATGCTCAATCATGTAAGGCTGCATCCAGTCCCAGCCCTCATTAATTTCATCCCAGAATCGTCCCGTAAGATTTTCTTGCGTGTATTCTGGGCAACGAAATAGCCATTCATTCCAGTCGTAAAAGTCTTGTGAATAAACACCAAAAACAGCAGCAGCCCAGAACTCAAAAGCAAATTTGAATTGAGTAAATGGGTTGGTCATGGGTCAACAGCTAGGGGGTGATGGGCGGGCTGGGGTGTTGGGGTGGAGTCGGTCATTGGTGGCGGTGAATAGGTGGGTGGGTGATCAGTTGAATCCTTCAATGAACTCGCGCACCTGATCTTTTGTCGTCAGGTCGCCAAACGCCATCCTGCCCAGGGCAAGCGCAATACCTGGGTGACCTGCGGTCTTAGGGTGCTTCCTAAGGTCACTGATCATCGAACTCAGTGCCTGCTGCAGATACCCCTGATCCACGTAGTCCAAGGCTCGTTTCTTGCACCATTGCAGGTGCTGTGCTCGTGGTTGCATGGGTGCTCGATGGTGGTGAATGGGTGCCGGGGCGTCAGCCTCACTGCCATGAGGACCCCGGCCCGCTCATCCTAAGCCATTGTCATTCCCTAAGCCACTCTGGCAAGCTGAGGAAACGCCACGCACCGATGCCCCACGCTACGGCCGCACCGATGCCCCCCGAACTGCGGGCCTTCCTGACCCTTCATGCCACGGTAGGGGCCAGGGATGAAGAGGCTACGCGGCAGGTGCTGCGTGAAGTTGCCGTGGCCATGCCGCCACGCAGCGGCCATAAGGTCGTCACCATGTTGCAGCGATCCATCGGCATGGGCGCCCGCGTCTGGCTGCAGAAGCTCGCCTAGGTGGCATCCCACCGAATCGAGGGAACCGTGCTGGTCACTCGAAGCAGTTTCAGGCGCGAGATCATTGACGCCTGGAATGGAATCTGCGCTTACTGCGGATGCCAGCCCAAAAACATCACGCTCGATCATGTGATCGCCAAGGCCAGGGGAGGTCCCACGGTCCGTGCCAATCAGGTGGCCGCCTGCGCTCGCTGCAATGCTTCAAAGGGCGATAGCGATGTCTGGGCCTGGTATCAAGCGCAGCCGTTCTTTTGTGCTGACAGGGCGGCAAGAATCAGGCAGTGGCACGCCCCAGACTGATTACTTGGCCTTCGGGCGGGCGGACTTGGCGGACTTGGCGGGCTTGGCTTTCTTCGGCATCGCCATCGCCATGGACATTGAGCTGCCACCCTTCTTGTCCTTGCCCATCGCCATTGAGCCTTTGCCTGCGCCCTTGCCTGCTGACTTGCCGTACACGGGAATCTCCGATTACTACCGCAGCTTTCCCGGAAACCTGCAGCAGATCGCATAGCGACATGACCATCCCAACCCTAAACGCCGCCTGGCGGGTGACGCCACGGGATGACCGTGAGCTGATTCGAGGGTATGCCGGCTGGCCGTTATCGGTTACCAACCAGACCGAACTGACCTCAATCCTTAACAGGGTGGCGCTGATCTCCGCCTCTACCGTTTCGCAGGTGCAACGATGGATCGACGAGATCGAGGCCCTGGAGGCGGACTACGCGGACCGGGTGGAAGCGGGCCGGGAGCACCTGCTGAATGCAGCGAGCTACGAAGGCCCCGCCCCTGGCACCACCCTGACCCGCGAGGACCTAGAGAGCAAAGCCGACGTATTGGAGTGGAATACCGACCTGCTGCGCGTGAAGTACGAGTCAGGCGGTCCTGGTGGGACGGCCGGCGCCGTGCTCGCCGCTCGTTTGGCCGACTTAAAAGGCCGGATCTTCCAGTCGCTGGGGATCAAACCGGTCGTCGGCGGCAGCGGCGGAATGGCGCAACTGGTGCGTAGCTGATGGCCACGGACTTCGCCGAATACGCCAACCTGAGGATGCTCTGGACGCCGCCTGGCGCGATCACCAACTTCCGCGCCGGGGTGCCTGCCGCTGGCCCTGCGGTGGTGGTCGAGGCCTTTGCCAAGAGCCAAGGCCGCAGTGAGCAGGATCTGCCGGGGGTGATGGCGGGCTCGCTGATCTTGGAGGGCTACCTCACCCGTTGGGCGCTGCTGGGCTCCGCCAGCTGGCTGGCTGCCGGGTCGTCGCTGAGCTGGGATGAGACGGGCTACAGGCCGGCTGGAATGCTGCCAGGCGCCGAAGGCAAGGCGGTGTTGACCGATCTCACTGTGCTGCCCACGCTGGCCGATGGTGCCGAGCAGGGGCAGTTGCGGATCCTGGAGTTTCCGTTCGGGGTCGGCGGGATTGGCAGCAAGCTACGCAAGGCCCTGGGGGACAAGTTCAGGGCGGCACTTTCCACTGCGGTGTGAGCTATGTCCATCCGCGTTGAAACCACGGTCACAGGCCCCGGCCCTGGAGCAACGGACCGGATGCTGCAGGAGATCGCCCGCAAAACCCTGATCGAGCTGTTCGGTCGGTACCAGGCCAGCTTCAACCCTGCGGCGTGGAACTGGCCACGGGAAACACAGCGCCGGGTCGGGGTGGTTGGCAGCCCGCGCAATATCGTGGACACCGGCTCACTGCGGCAAAGCGGCACCTACAGCTTCGTTGGCCCCTACACGCTGGAAGCTCGCTGGAGCGCCGGCTACGCCACTGCCGTGCATGAAGGTGCCCGACTGCGCAACGGCACCATCCTGCCGGCTAGGCCCTGGACAGATGCGGTGAGTGGCGCGGTGCAGGCCCCAGGGATCCCCGTCTATCCACTGGGGCAGCGGCTGCAGCAACGGATACAGGTGGCGGTAGCGCGGGGCTAGGTGGGTTGGTCGCTGTCTACCGTCGTCGGCAGGAACTGAGTTGACGCCGGCAACCAGTATGTGAACGGCAAGTCCATCTTCAAGCAATATGTCGGTTTCAAATCCCAGACCAATTGCACTTGGCCGCAGTGCCTGAAGCTCTTGGCCAGGTAGCAGTAGTGTTCGTCGATGGCGCTGGTTCCATCGTATGCCGTGATGACCACACAATCCCCGTCCTCCGGCAGCCGTTCGCTCACCGGGATGGGCTTTGGCGCGGGGGCGGGGCGGCCATAGCGGGCGAGAACGGCGTGGGCAAACCGCAATGCTTCGCCATATAAAGCAAAGTATTCCGCTTCTTTGTCCCAAAGGTCATATAGCTCTTGATCGCTCGGCCCCTCCATCTCCGGCTCGTCCAGAGCGGCTCGGAGCTTGAGGGTTACACGATTAAGTACGGCCGCACGGCCAGCGTCAATCTCTGACAGCAGCTCAGCACACAAGGCACGAAAGTCGGTCATGGTCGGTGGTGGTGAATGGGTGCTAATGCTTTGGTTAGTTCAGGTAGTGGGGGCAGGCGCCAGATCGCCGACAGCAACCGCTTCTCCAGCTTCTTGCAGTCGGATCCTAATGCGTCGCACCATTTCTGGCGTAAGGGTCTTGCCAGTGCGAGTGCAACAGCCGGCCTCGAAAAGATCACGACTCAAAGCCGACAGGCTCTTGTCACACCCAGCTTCCAGGACATCCCGGTAGTTCATGGCCTGCCGCAAGGCCTCTACATGGGCTGCGGTGTTGCGCTGTTTGGTCGCTGGCCTTAGCCCACCCAGAACAGTGCCTTTTCGCAGGGCTTGCCGCAACCCTTGGCGGATTGCGTAACTAGGGGCGATTTCACCGGTTACAAGTGGTTGGTCCATGAAGGGGTGTCGGTGGTGGTAGTGAATGAGTGCCGGGGCTTACAAGTCGGCCATGCCGCCTGCAACTCAGTCATCGGGCCCAACGAAAGAGACCCGGCCCTCACATCCTAAGCCATCGCCCTTCCCTAAGCCACTACGGCAAACTGGGAAAACACAACAGCACCGTGCCCCTACCCTTTGTCACCGCGCTAGATGTCCAGGTTCAGGACGTGGGGGACGCAACCACGGGTATCCTGCAATTCCCGGTCTTCCATGCTCTGCTGGTCGGGGAGCGCTTACTGCTGGAAGAGATTGAAGACCAGTCCACGCTGACCGATCAGTTGCAGCGCTTGGCTCAGGTCATCCAGCACATGGACAACCTACCCGAGCCCACCGCCAATCTTGTCGCACTACGGGTGATGTCCGCGCACAACGGCATCCCCGTGGTGCTGGAGCCGCTGGAAAAAATGATTCGCAAGCGCGAGCACCGGTTGATCCATGAAATTGACAAGTGCCAAACCGCAAAACTTCAAGCAAGGGTCACGCGGATGGTTACCGCTGCAATCCGTTACCGCCTGGGGGAAGTAGATGCTGACTGCGCCAACTGGACCGATGATGAAACCCTGAAGATGACCGAAGGGCTGCGAGATGCCATCTACAACTTTATGCTGCGAGAGCAACGCGGGGGCAAGGATCAGGAAGCGCCCGACTTGCAAGCAATGGCCGAAAACCTGGGAAAGCCCAACCTGCCCCAACCGACTGGGGCGCAATTTTCTGGCGAGTCAACGACCTCTGGCCCAACCATCAATTCTTCTCCTGTGAGCGATTCGCCTACTGCCCCGAAACGATCGTCTGGGAAGCGATCGAAACAGGCGCCCGATTCCTGAGGGAACGGCAGCACGCTGCAGAACGGCCGATCGCCAACCTTCACGCCTGGTACGCCAGCGCACACCGGGACACCGATAAACGCAGCGAGCCGTTCAAGATGGAAGACTTCTGCTGGCACTTGCCGCCGACTGCGGCTGGCGATGCACCACAGGGCCCGCCTGCAGAAGCTGGCGCGGCGATGCTTGCCCTATGCGAAGCCCAGCAGGTTCCAGGGTTTGCGATGGCCTTCTACGATGCCCTTGCTACCACCGGAGAGGGAATAACCCCACCCACACTGTTGGCCCTGCTGGCAGATGATGCCCTGCTACTGGCCCCAGTCGAGCAGCAGGACGGCTGGCGGGGGTTGCTGCTGGCCGAAGATACCGCAGCCGGTCAGGTGCGTGCCTTCAGGATGGCGGGGGATCCGCAGCGGGTGGTGGCGCTGCTTGTGCCAGACGCTCCCGATGCTGTGACGCCAGCATGGGCGGCGGCAGGAGCATGGCTGCCCATCGTTCAATCTGCTGATAGCACGCCTCAACCTCCTGCGCTGCCGCCTGGATTGACGGGAAATAGCCCAGCGACCAACGGCGACCATCCCACCACACCCGAGCCTGATACGGGCGATGGTTGTTGTGAGGGCAGTGGCTGACGCCGCGAGGATAGGAGGCCATGCCCCAGCTTTCCAGCCTAAGCCGCTGATGAGGCTTAAGCCATGGCGGCACCCTGAGAGGTAACGCCCCGGCATGGCCGGCAGAAACATGACTTTGGAGTGGCAGCAGGCCTTTGGCTACCGGTTCTTTTTTGCCCCCATCAAGTCGTCAGCGATCGACCTAACCCGCGTCAATCTTGGCGGGCTTGGTGCTGGCAAATTCATCAACGACACCACGATTCAACCGGCATCTGCCAAGGTGATTACCGCCGGCACGGGTGATACCTTCGCTTTTGGCGTTGGCACCAAAGCGGTAACGAATGCCGTCACCACTACCTCTCTCGCCACCCTGACCTTCGACGCTGCCCACGGCATTGCAGTAGGCCGGAGGATCGTTGTCAAAGATCTCCCCGCCCCGTTCGCCAGTCTGAACGGTTCGTTCGTGGTGACATCGGTGACCACCACAAGCCCGCACACCCTCTCCTACGCCCTGGCTGGTTCTGCGATCACCACGGCCGCCGTTGCCGCTGGTGTAGTGGCTCCGTCGCTGCTGCTAGATGGTACTGACCCCCCGTTTCGGCTGCTGGGGCTGACCAACTGCCAGCCGGCAAACAGCACCACCAAGGAGGCCATCACCACCTACGACGACGAGGCGGGCGGCTATGCCACCCCGATCCCGACCGCCAAAGATAAGACCTGGACCTTGAACGGTGCTACCGCTTTCAATGCGTCTGCTTGGCGTGCGATGCGCCTCTGCGAAGAGCTGAACCTGGGAGAGAAACTAATGGTGGGGTACGCCCTGGTCGGCCCCCACAACGGGAACCTTGTGGAATACGGGTTCGGCCTGTTTGAGAGCTACCAGCCCTCGCAGGAGGCAGGCACCGTGATCAAGTATTCGGTGAACCTGGCTGGCTACGGCAAGCCGGGGCTTGAACTGCTCTGATCATGGCGATCACTGTTCGGGGGGAGAAGTTCGAGGGCTACAACAAGCCCAAGCGGACCCCCCAGCACGCCACTAAGAGCCATGCGGTGCTGGCGAAGGAGGGCGAGAAGATCCGGTTGATCAGGTTCGGGCAGCAGGGGGTGAAGGGTGCTGGCGATCAACCACGCACCAAGGCGCAGAAGGCCCGCCGTGCGAGCTTCAAGGCCCGCCATGCCGAGAACATCGCCAAGGGCACGATGAGTGCCGCCTACTGGGCTGACAAGGTGAAGTGGTAGGTCTGATCAGGTATCCGGAAATCCCGGACAACTGAATTGATAGGCCCCGTCGATGCTGGGGCTTTTTAGTGCCCTTTATGGTTCAGCGCTAATTAGCTGGCTGATCCGTTCGATGCGCTTAGCCCAGGTATCACCACCCTCGCGGCCATTGCATGGATTGATGCAGTTCGGGTCGTTGATCTGATTGCACACCAGGCCGGCTAGGTCAAGCCCTGAGGCTTTCTTGCCGGTGCCTGACCAATACAACTGCCCACCTAGCCATCGGGCGCCGCATCGGGTGCAGGAGCGAGCTTCCATGATGGGTAGGCGGTGGTTGTGGCAGGTTACCGGGAAAGCTGCAGCATGACCCTGCCCACCACTGCACAGGAGCTATACGACCTGCTGGCGGCCGATGCCGTGGTCAGCGCAGCACTGGGCACCTACACCCCCCGCAGCGGCACCACCATCCCCGCCATCGCAGTGGTGCGACGCAATGAAGCATTGCCCGAGGGGGTGGCCGTGGCTGGCCTGGAAGTGGTGATCATGGCCAACCCCGACTACGCCACCGAAGCATTCGCCACGGGTGAAACGGCGCTCAATCCGCAGTTCCGGCTTTACGTGTCCGAGTGGTCACCGGCTGGTGGGATGACGGCCCTGCAGTTGCTCACGCAGCGGATCATTGCCCTGCTCCCCGGCTGTCGTGCGGTGCCGATCGGTGGCGATCCCCCGGGCCGTGGTATCGGGGTGCTTGATCAGTTCGCCCTGAGCTGGACCAACCCCACCGAGTACGTCGTCACCCCAGGAATCTGACATGGCAAACGAGTGGGTTGTCAAGGTAACGGCCGATGTCAAGAGCATCCTTGATGCGTCGCGGCTGATTGGCCAGCAAGGCAAGCAGGCGGGGGAGCAGTTCAAGCAAGGTTTTGCCGGCAGCGACCAGACGATCACCGGGTTGCGTGGCCGATTGAATGAGCTGACTCAAACCGTGGAGAGGGCGAAGATTGGGTCGCGGGAGTTCAGGGATGCCCAGCGGGAACTAGCCGCTGCCCAACGGGAAGTGGACAAGGCGCTAGGTCAGACCACATTGGCGGCCAAGGCGTTAAACGTTGCTTTGTCTGGGATTGGGGCGCTAGGGGTTGGCGCGGCAGTTACCGGGTTCCTGAAGGGATCCATTCAGGGAGCGGCAGAGCTTGAAACAACTACTCGCAAGCTATCCGCCACCCTTGGCGCCCAGGGGGCTGCTGGGGCTCTCAGCTTCGCCCGTGAAACCGCCGATACGTTGGGGTTGTCTTACAGAAGCCTGTCTAGCACTTTCGGCAGTTTTACCGCAGCAGCAACGGCTTCCGGCGTGCCGCTAAAGCAGCAGAAAGATCTGTTTGCATCGGTAGCAAAGGCCGGCCAAGTATTGGGGTTGACCAATGATGGAATCAGCGGGACCTTTTTGGCGCTTCAGCAAATTGCCTCAAAGGGCGTGGTTTCCATGGAAGAGCTGCGTCAACAGCTTGGGGAAAGGCTGCCAATCGCTCTAGCTGCGACCGCCAATGGTCTAGGTATTAGCCAGCAGGCGCTGATTAAGCTGGTGGAAACTGGCAAACTCACATCGGCTGAGTTTTTCCCGGCAATCACCAAAGGATTAAATGATCTGACTGCTAATGCTGGCGCAACACTTACCGCAGCACAGAACTTTGCCAAGTTGCAAAACGCCTGGCAAGACTTACAAGATAGCTTCGGAACGAGCTTACTGCCAACGGTTACGCAGCAGGTAGTAAAGCTAGCCGGGGCGTTGGAAGGGTTAAAGGTTGACGTATCGGCAAGAGACTTGCGTCAGTCATTTGGCGTAACAGCCGATGAAGCAACCCAGCTTGTTGGTATCCTAAAAAACATCACCAAGGAATACGGACTTAGCGACCAGCAAGCCAAGAACCTGCTAAGCAACGCCATCGCAAACACTGGGGCCAGTCGTGATTGGTTTGGCGAGCTAAACTTAGGAGGCAAGCGATTTAGTCAAATTCAGCTAGAAATTGGCGACCTAGCCAAAGATTTTGCCAGTAAACAGCGCGACATACTAGGCGAAACTAATGCTGCCGCAGCTGCCGAATCCCAGCGACTCGCAATTGCGAAAAAGCAAAACGAAGAAAAAACCAAAGAACTAGCAAGTCAAGCGCAGTTAGCAGAAGCCGTTGGCAGGACACTTCAAGCCGAAATTGCCGGTCGCGCAGAAGTTCAGCAGGCCGGCATCAACCTTGGCCAAGCGCTTATTGGCCTAGAAGATTCGCGTTTCAGTATTATCCGCAATCGCAATAACTATGAGCTACAGGAGGCGGAAAAACGTGGTGCAAGTGAGGGTGAAATCAATGCAATTAGACAACAAGGAGACGAGATTGATCGAGCCGCTTTAACTTTTAAGTTTAACGCTTTACTAGCACAGCAGGACCTGCAAAGGCAGATACTTGCCTTGCAGCAAGAACAAGCCAGGCTAGATGCTGGGCTTGCGTCAGACTCGGCAAGGCTAGAAGTAGAAAAAGCAAAGCTAGGACTCGAACAGGCCTCGCTGTCAAACAATGCACAAGCCATCCAGCAAGCCGAACTTGCGCTGAGAATTGCTGAGCTTGGTACGCAATCCGCTGATTCTAAGCTCCAGATCCTCAGCAAGACCCAGGCCATCGAGTCGCTGATTGCTGGCGTCACCAATGAAACCGCGCAAAACCAGATTAAGGCCGAAGCTGCTGCCAAGAACCTAGCGCTGTTTTCTGATGGCACCTTTCAGGCCACTAAGGGCACTAGGGACCAGTTCAACAGCTTTCAGGACTTGCTGTACCTCAATCTGGACCAGCAAAAGACCTTCCAGGGGCTGGTCAGGGACACGGGGTTGGAGGTCAAAAACACCGGCAAGGGCTACTTCGAGATCAGCGGATTCATCGACGGTGCCGCCAAGGCTACGGGTGCCGCCAGAAGCCAGACCGCCGGGCTTGCCAGCAACATGAGCAATGCTGCCGATGCGGCCAGGTCGTTCTACAACAGCCTGAATGCCGCCGCCGGCCTACCCCCTGCACGGTTCACGGGTGGCCCGGTGGACGCCGGCCAGACCTACCGCATCAATGACGGCCCGAGCGGGATGAGCCTAGGGCAGGAATCGTTCCTGTCGGCATCCGGGGCGCTGAGCTTGATCAATCGACCCGCAAACAGCCTCTGGATGGCGCCATCAAAAGGGACCGTGATCCCCGCTGCCGTGACCAGCCGACTGAAGGAGTCCGGGGCCCTTGGCGGTGCTGGCGTGATGCGGGTGGGATCTGACCCGGCAATGGCCCATCTTGCGGCGGCGGTTGGAAACCTGAGCCAGGAGGTAGCTGAGCTGAGGCGTAAAGCGTGGAACGTGGGGGTCAATGTGCGAGGCGATGGATCCGGCCTGAAGCTGGCGCAGACCATGGCGCGGATTCGTTGAGGGTGCCCTGATGAGCATCCAGCTCAGCTACGGCGCATCGACCCTGACCCTGCGCTACCTGCAGGCGCAGCCGTTTGGTTATGCCGAAGCTGAAACTGAGCAGGGCCTGACGGCGCGGCGCTTCACCGTGGCGGGGCTGTGTACGCCAGCGCAGTGGGTGACGTGCTGCACGATCTTCGATGCCTGGCAGGCGGCCAAGATCCTGGAATCGCCCACCATCACCAGCCGAGCTGTAGGGGCCACCGTGGCGCTGACTTGCTCCGCTCATGGCCGCAGTGTCACCGGCCTGGGTTGCTGGTTTACCGGAGCGCCAGCGGGGGAGACGGCTGGGGCATGGGTCAAGGTGAGCTTCACGTTGATCGACGCGGCGCAGCAGTTGGCGGTGGTGCTCCGCCAGAACGAGAAAGCTCGCCTGGGGGGGGATGCGTTCCTGCCCGCCTACGGCTCCATCACCCTTGGCACCACCACCCTGGCGCTACTCGACCAACCCGAGGGCTTCGAGGATGGCCCCAGCCTAGAGCCCACCAGCACCGGGGGGTTCGTGGCGCGGGGCCCCCTGGTGGCCTCTGAGGTGCGGACCGTTCGGGGGGTCACCAATTCCGCCGGCTGGACTGCGCTCAAGGCCTGGTTTGCGTCCACCATCGCCGTACGTCCTGGAGCTACCGACTTCTGGCCCGTGGGTGAAATGGGACTGGAGCGCGACCAGATTATCAGCGGTGGCGCGGTGGTCGAGCGCTACATCGTGACCGTGAAGCTCAAGCGGAGGGCTGCCTGATGCCTGCAGCACCGATTGATGTTCGCGCTCAGGTATTCAGCAACCTGGGGCCTGTTGTTGGGGGGCAGTTATCCACCGATCCATTGCAGCCTGGAGTAGGACTCCTGCGCACGCAAGGGGAGGTGGTGATCAGCGGCTTAATCCAGCCGGCCAAGGGCACCGAGATCACCCTAGGGGTGCGGCTGCCAGGGGGCACCCTGACGCGGTTCCCCAGGCGTTTGCGGGTGATCAAGGCGGCGAGCGACCCGACCGAAAACCAGACCACCCTGACGGTTGGCTGCCTGCTGGCCCTGAAGTGGGACCTGGTGAAAGCTGAGATTTACTACGCCGATGAGGACCCCCAGTGGACACCGGTTGAGCCAACAGCAGCAGGATCAACGCCGCATATCTGCCATTTGAGCAGTGTGGTTGCTACCTGCCTAAATCGCTGCGGGATTACCCAGGCAGGTAGCAACCCTGCCATCACGGGCGCCAGGGCGGTAGACAGCATTGATCTGTCAGATGGCTACCTGGACATTGCTAGCAGGATCCTAGGGGAGGCGGGCCTGTACGGGTTCATTGATGCCGGCGAGAACCTGCGACTGCGGCAAGTATCGGACTCTGCCGGCAACGGTCCGGTGCTGACGGTGCAAGACTTAATCACGTTGGAGCCGATCGGCGATCCTGCGGCACCGGATGAGATCCTGGTCAACTACACGGCAGTTGTGGCGCCGCCGAATTACAAGCCAAAGAATCCCAATGACGCGGCGGTTAGTTGGAATAACACAGAGAACCCTGAGGCTGAGCCAGGCTACGCAAGGGACTGGACTAAGCAAGTGACAATCAGCCCAGTCCAAGTCTATGAGATCGAATACGAAGTAACTGTTGGCGACACCAAGGTCACGAAACAAGAGGCCATAAGTTTTGTATCTAAGTCTGTAAATATGAGTTACTACGAAACAAAAGAATATAACGATAAGGACGGCAAGCGTCAAAAGCAGGACGTACTTACAAGGTCAACATCAGACATAACCACCTGCAGGGCTGCCGTAAATGCAACCGAATGGAAATCAAGACGTGAAGGTGGCTCTGGATTCAACCCTGGTGCGACGGTAGTCAGAGAGACAAGGGTTTCCAAGTCTTACAAGATCACCGAAGACGGACCGGTGGAAAAAGAGCAAGTCACAGAAGAATACGAGCCGTTCGTCGCTTTTTCTGGCGGATTATCTATTGAAAACTATAGCGGTGTTAGTATTGGGTCAGGAAATTTCCTGATAAGAAGGACCATAGTTACTAAAACAGAAAACAAAGCAGCAGATACAACACTACAAACAACCACCGTATACCAAGCCTGGGGAGCAACATCATCCGGCAAGACGGTCGCTGCGGCAACGATGAAAAAGGTTAGCAGGTACAGCAATGATAGCGCCAGAATCGTTGGCACTCTAGCGCTAATCAATCGAATGGCCGCATTGGTTTACAGTGGCAGTGAAACGGTAATCAATATAGGGCGCGGGCAAATTCCCGCACCACCAAAGGAGGTTGACGAGCAAAACAACAAACTAGACAACATCCAAAACGACGTAACTACTAACAGTAGCCTAGAGAAAACAAATCCAAGAGGTGAGTCAACGCCTCAGCTAGTGACCTTGCAGTTTGGCCAGAGCAGCGCAAGTAGCATCGGCAAATACGACATGCAGTTCGCCCCAGACAGCTACCTGCGACCCGCTGATGGTGCTGGCGACAATGGTACTGGCATGACATTTGTCAATGGTGAAGCTGATGCCGCTGCATACAAATACGGTAAAGCGATTTATACCATCCTGTCAGGAATGGCCAATGGCAAAACGATCACCACCGAGTTTCGCAACATCCCCAGCGAGCCACTGGCCGGCATCTACATCGAAGCAGCCGGCACCGTGGGTCGATTCAGGGCTAACGGCATCACCTACGCCTTTGATGCCGAGGGGCTGATCGCCGGCTGTGATGCCATGCTTGACGGCGGGGCGGGCTTGACGGCCGGAGCCAGCGGCGCTGATTGGTTCCCGATGATGGTTCCCGCCACTAACCTGCAGACCGTCACCCCAGTGGTCAGCGGCGCCCCTGCCCTAGCAAACACCATTGCGGCGCCAGTTGGCTTTGACCCAAGATCGCCTGGCAGCGTGTTTACCAGCTTTGGGACGGCTGGTGTCGAGGGGGACGTGTACGCAGCAGACCTGACCGTGCTGGCCACGGTAGGGGCGGTGCCGGAGGTGGTGCGGCGAGAGAGTGTGAGTCGATCGCTGACCTGGCTGTTGGAGTCGGACTACAACCTGACGCCGGTAGTGGAGAACCTGGTGAGCGTGGCAACGTCATACGGCACCCTCAACAAGTCGGTGGATTGTTTCGCAGGCAGTGGATCGGGGGCCATTGTCACCCTTGGCTCAGCCGTATCTGCGTCGCTGCTGCTGGCCGGCAGCGGATCGGGGGCCATCATCACCTATGGCACGGTTGTAGCGATGGGATCCCGCACTACAAAAACTCATACAACATCAGAACTGGCGCAATTTGGTGTAGAAGATTTTGCTATAAGCATTGGCAAGTTAGCAAAACTATTGGCCGTAAAGGTATCTGAGCCTTCATGGGTCAGGATCTATCGTACCAGCGATCAACGGGCGGCAGACTCCAGAAGCGCTTCTGGCGGCAACCTGCAAGCAGTCATCGACCTAGGCGAAAATAGGCCGTATTCTGAGACTGTAACAACACAAGCAGATCAGACGATTGTCCGCAATTCGGTTCCAATGATGCAAGGTGATAGCAACGGTCTTGTTTATGTTAGATTGATCAAACAAAATGGCGGCACATCGCCTGTCACCCTTACTCTCACCATTTTCCTTGAGGAAATTTAGCTATGGCTGTCACCAAGCAGGTTTACGCATCTGCTACCGCCCCGTGGGCTGCTACTGCCGTTTGTGACGACCTAAGGGATGCCTTCATCGGCGCGGGGCTGATGAGTGCATGGTTCGATTCGTTTTCTTCTGGTGGCCGCGAGCATCGAGTATTGGAAATTGTTTATGACAACTCCAAAACTTACGGCAAGACTTACTACTGGTTTACGGTTAGCACTGCAGGCATTTGGCTTCGAATTGTAAGCGGCTGGAATGCTGGGACCGATGTCCCAACAGGTACGGCATTCCTAGATTTTTACGACAACGTAACAACGGCTCTCAATGGTGCCGTGCAGCTTTTAACGCTGAATAGTTCAGTTTCTTTTTCATGCACTCGCTACACATCTTCGGGTCGTACCTTTTTTCTTATCAGAACCGGTACAGACTACTTAACGTTTACGATTGATCCCGCTAATACAACTTTCATAAGCCTATATGACTTGGATATCGGCTACCATGAAGGATTTTTTCGAGTAGCTATCGCTAGCTACGTGGCTGGTTTTTCGTGCTTATGCAGAACCAGAAGGGCTTTGCTGCTGGGATCCTGCCTTAATAACAGCACGTCAGCGACTGGTTACATCTCGGCTGAGCGAGTCAGTTCGTATTCCATGCCCAGAAACGCTGGCACCCATAGCAGCGCAACTTTCAGCACCGAAGGATTTGTGATGCCAGGATGGACGACTGCAGCCAACCCAGCCGCTTCAAACAACCTTAACCCTGTATTCACTGGACTTAAGCTTTCAAGCGTCCACTCAGCCAACTTGCCTGTTGATTTTGGCTTTTCAGCAATCAAGACAAGTAACACGTTTGCGATTCAGGATAACGCAACAGTTACCACTGGAACCGAAGAGTATGAAATCTTGGAGCTAGTGAAGTTAGGTTTTGTGAATAGTATCGCCACCAATCCAGTCTTTCTCGCAAGGACCGTCGGATGACTCTAACCACTGCACAACTCGTCAATGGTGGCCCCTGGAGTTCCGCGTCATCGGCTGGATCTCTAACGGTCAATAGAGGGCTAGCGCCTCCGCAGACGGTTTCTCCTACCGGATCTGCGGGCATTGGCGCTGGGTTTAATTTAGCCTTTGCAAACCCAACAAATACTGGCGGGGTTCCTAATATCACAGCCGGTTTTGATCCTTCTGTTATTTATGCGCTTGCGGTAAAGCTGCAATCCGTTGGGGATATATGGCCAATTGGGCTAGGTTGATCCGTTGTCCGGTTTACTGGAAAGCTGCAGCAGCTATCCCTAAAAAGCTATGCCTGCAATGATTCAAACCCCTTACGAAGCGGAGCGGATTTTTGCGGGCAACTATGCAGGCAAGAAGGCCAGGCTGTGTCTCGCGACGGCGACAACGCAGGATCTTGAATCAACTACGGCGCAATGGGATGCCGTTGAAAAAAGTGGTAATGGCTATGCGCGTTGCGAGTGGACAATTCCGAATGGAGCTTACAATGCTACTACAGAACGATTTGAGGCAGCCTCCCAATCCTGCCAGTTTGTTGCCTCATCTGGTGGCGCAGGGTTGTCCTGGGACTCGGCCTATCTGGTGATTGGCACTATCGGGGGTGGTGGTGCCGTGACGTGGAATACGGGTGTTTCGTTTGTGCTAACCGAAAATCCTGTCGTTACATTGGGAGCAGGGACAAGCCGCAATTACACGGTGCTGCTATTTGCCGATGGGTTCACGGTGACGGCATGATCGGAAAGCTCAGGTAGGCGGGGATACTCATGGATGTTCTGATCTCACCGGATGCGCTGGGCAAGCAGGCTCAGTTGACCTATGAGGGCAAGCCCTACAAGATGCTGCTGGCCTATCGCGGTGGCACGGTGCTTACCCAGGCCAGCCTGATGAGCGCGTGGAATGCGGTGAAGCTGACGGCGGGCAATGGCTACGCGGAGGTAACGGGCACCATCGGGACCGGGAGCTTCAATAGCGGCAACGCACGCTACGAACTGCCAGAATTTACGATGGCCTTGACCGCCACTGGTAGCGGGTTCACTTATGACGCGCTGGTGCTGCAGGTTGACAACCGGACGTATCCCGACCGGGTGATTCTGTACCCGACAGCAGAGACAATGCAATCGGGACAAAGCAAGAGCTTTGTGTTGCTACTGGCCCAAGGATGAGTCTGATTGTTGACATCAATCCGGTGCCATGGGAGATCCTGGATCTGGTGAAGGCCAGGATTCTAAAGAACCGGGCGAACAGGCAGAAGCGGCAACCGGAGAAGCCGGGTGAATTGCGGCGGGTCATGCAGGTAGATAATGGGCTGCTGGCAAAGCAGCGATGGGAGGAGCCGAGCTTTATTAGTGGGGGGGAGGGGGTTCATTATTCAATTTCAATCATTGACGAAGATGACGAATATAGTACTCGATACGGTACTCGCGATATTAACTGGCTTGATTGGAGCAATAAAACAAATTTTACTTTTATTAACGAAATTAACAATCAAGAAACGCAAATCGATCTTTTAAATGCGACTGAAAAAAGATTTATACTTATAGTTCCAAAACAACCGCGCAGATTAATTTCATATCCATCAGAATGGCCATACCTAGCTAATGACGCAACCGAAAGCCCGGTAGGTTTTCAATTTGACGTAGCTAGATATGATTTCGACAATGGCATAATAAGACCATCGAATTATTTTACCTTAATAGAACAAGCAACGGGCTTGTCGTGGGCCGATATTGGAAGTGTTGAAATATCGGTTGACAATAGCGGCTCTATGTACAGAACCACTGTAGCTCCGGATTTAGACGTATTACGAGCAAAATTAACGGAACTAGACATTCCATTTGCAGAATACCAAAATTTTGAAGAAAATTGGATATATCAACATAACCAGTGAATCGTATATGCACCAAACATCCATGGAATCTCATCCCTAAATTCAGCGAGCATGAACCCCCAACACCAACCCGACTCCTTCGAGACCCTCCTGGAAACCGTCCAGACCCGCCAGCTTGCCAACCGCATCGCCGCCGCCGAACGGGAGCAGGAGCGCCGCCAGCGGCCTAAGCCATCGCGCAACCGCTAAGCCGGAAAGCTGGAGACGTAGTTGCTCGCGGGCGTGATGCCCCGATCACATGAAGAAACGTTGGATTGATCAGTTCACCCTCCAGGGCCCTGAAGGTGGCAGCGAGGGTGGTGGTGGTGGTGGCAATGCTCTCGGCACAGGAGCTGGCTTGGGGGGCGCCGATCCCGCCCCTGGCGGTGGCGAGGGGGATGGCGAAGGGGATGACCTCTCCCGCGTCAAACATGCCCTGCAGCGTGAGCGCGAGGCCAACCGCGAAAAAGAGCGTCGTATGGGTGCCCTGGAAGCCCAGTTAAAGGAGCTTAGCACTACCAACCCTGAGGCAGTGCGGGCGGCCGAGGCCAGGGCCAAGGAGGAGCAAGCACGACGGGAGCTGATCGAGCAGCAGGCGGCCTTGGAGCGCCAGCAGATCGAGGCCAAATACTCGCAGCAACTGGAAGCATCCACCACTGCCCTTCAGGCCGAACGGGAAGCCCGCCAGCGCGAGCTTGTACGGCAGCTAGCCGAGAAGGCCTTTGTCCTCGCCAAGGGATCCACGGAGGTATCCGAGATCGACCGCAGCACCCCCTTTGATTCGGTCTGGGGCCGTTTTGGCCCTCAGTTCCGCAATGAAGACGGTGCACTTGTGGTTGTCGATGCCAATGGAAGCCCAGAGATCGACCCGGAAACCGGCAAGCGCTTTGAGCCCGTCAAGTGGTTCCGGCGGCTCCAATCCGATCCCGTCTGGGGGCGCAACTTCGAGCCAGCCATGGGCAGCGGTGGCGGGGCACGTACCGGGCGTGATGGCCGTGTTACCAACGGCAAAGACCTGATGTCCATGCCTGTTAGCGCGGCGATTGCGGAGGTTTTTTAGTTAATCCCCGCTGACGGCTTAGGGGCCTGGGAAACATCAAACAACAGGGATCGACTGATGGCGTGATGCCTGAGGTGGTCTCAATCCAAACAGCTCGGCGTGATGCCCTGCAATGTCTTCCCGGCGTGACGCCACCCCTTTAACCTTCACCCGAACCTCCCCCCCCAATGGGACTAACACTTCTGGAGGCCGCCAAAGTTGATACCAATCAACAACGGGTGGCCGTTATTCGCGCTCTTGCTGAATCCGAGGTAATCCGCCTCGTACCCTTTCTCAACGTGCAAGGTGGTATTGACTACCTCACCGAAGCTGAATTGCCTGGCGTTGGGTTTCGTGGTATCAACGAAACCTTTGAGGCTACCTACGGCGTGCTCAATCCTGAGTACGAACGCCTCAAGCCGTTTGGCGGCGACATTGATGTGGACATGCACCTCATCAAAAACAATGGCCCTCAGGTAAGGGCTCAGCAAATCGAGGCGAAGCTGCGATCCATGCGGCTAACGCTTGAGGATTACATGTTCAACGGCGATGAGTCGGTTGACCCTCGCAGCTTTGATGGCCTCAGGAAACGGATTGGCACCGACAGCTCTCAAGCATTTAATGCCAGCGGTGCATTTTCGCTTGGCTTGCTGGATGAGCTGATTGACGCCGTGGATGGCGACAACAAGGTTGTCCACATGGGCAAGGCGATGCGTCGGCGACTCACTGCTGCTAGCCGTAATTCCACCATCGGTGGATTCCTGACTACCACGCGAGACGAGTTTGGCAATCTCGTCACCACTTATGGCGACACTCGCATTGTCGTCACTGACACCAATGCCCAAAACGTGACCATCCAAGGTTTTACCGAGGCTGGCAACACCACCAGTGTTTATTGCGTCGCCTACGGTGATCAGCAAGTCACTGGCATCCAAGGCCCTGATTCGGCTGGTGGGTATGGGGTTGACGTAAAGGCATTCGGAGAAGTATCCGATGCCCCAGTGGATCGCACCCGGATCGAATGGTCTGTCGGACTTGCGATTATGAATGGTCGCAGCGCTGCCCGCGTTTACGGCATCACTAATGACGCAATGACCGCCTGATCATTGCCCTATTTATCCATCCATCCCCTGATTCCTTGAGGTATTGACATGGCACGCGCAACAGGACTAGCCCCCCGAAGGGGCTATCTACTGGATGCAATGACCGTATTGGTCGGCAGCGTCCTGGCCGGCGCCCGTGGCCGTCCCGCCGAAACCCGCATCGGGGCCGCTCGGTTGCTCACTACCAATCTGGCAGCCCAGAATACCTGGAAGCTTATCGCCTCCGGTGGCTCCAGTAACTCCGCTGGCGGCTACATCCTGCAGGCCGCTCACGTTGCCGAAGGCGCCGCCCTGAGCACTGCCTCCGCCTACGCCAACATCGGTGTGGTCACCGCCACCGCTGGCGCAATTAATGAGGTCGTTGTCGGCGGCAAGCAGATCCGTGATGCCGTCAAGGCTGCCGGTTCGGTGACTGGTGACGTTCGGGTGGCTGCGGTCCGGGTGCGCCCCGGCACCGGCAACCTGGCGATCAGCAACGTGGCGCTGACTTCCAACGTGGTCACGATCACGTTATCGGCTGCGCATACCATGCTGGTTGGTGAGGTCGTCACAGTGGGATGCTCCAACCCGCTGGTGAATGGCACCTTTGCTATCACGGGCGTGGGCGCGAGCACCTTCACCTACGCATTGGTGGCCAGTAACATCACCAGCGCATCGGCCACCGGGACCGTTACCAACGGCGCTGCTGTGCCGGTTGGAACCAACACCGTGGCCCTAGTTCCCGCTGAGTGAACCATTAGGCGGCTTGTGATCACTTAGGGCCCTCCAGGGCCCTTTCTGCTATCTATCACCATGAATTTCCCTATCGGCTACGGCCACGAAGTCAAGCCACAACAGCCAGCAGCCGAGCCCGAGGCCCAGGAACCCGCTGCGGAGCCCTTGACGGCATCGCAGTCAGGACTGACCGGCTCCGCCAAACGCAAACGAGCACGGGTGACGGGTGGGCGGTTTGCTGCCGACAATCCGGCCACCGTGGCCGATGAGGCGTGGGTGGAAAGCTAGGGCAGCGATCTTTGCCGCTGAACAAAGGAGACCCCAATGGCTTTTCAGTTTTCGGTAGCAGCGCGTAACGCTGCGCTGGACGCAATCGAAACGGCAGCAGGTACAGCCCCGACGCTGACGATTCGCACGGGATCCGTCCCGGCCAACTGCGCAACGGCAAGGGCGGGTACGGTGCTGGCAACACTGGTCCTCCCGTCCGACTGGCTGACAGCTGCATCAAGCGGGTCAAAGGCGCTATCCGGTACGTGGCAGGACGTAGCAGCGGACGCAGCTGGTACAGCGGCGCACTTCAGCATTGATCAGGGCGCCACCTGCCATATCCAAGGGACCGTAACTGCCACTGGTGGCGGCGGTGATATGACGATAGACAACACGTCGATTGCTGCAGGCCAACAGGTGACGATTACATCATTCAACCTGACCGCTGGCGGTGCCTGAAGATGACAACGCGAGCACAAAAAATCGCGGCAAAGGTGGCGCAGTTTGCCGGGGCCGCAGAGTCTGAAGTTGCCGCCGCGCTTAATGCGCCAGACAGCAACCTGCCAACAAAACGAAGCGATGTGGCTACCGAAGAAGCCAGGGAAATCCTGCTGGCCACAGGTGAATGGGGGGCAGTAATTCTTGCTGCCGAAAACAGCACAGTCCCCCAACAGCTACGTGCTGCGTGCATTGTCCTGCGCGATACAATCACACAAACAGCGACGATCCCTGTCAGCACACCGACGATATACAGCGCAACGACAGACCTGCTTAATGGATTAGTTGTTGCCGGGATTCTAACGAATGACACCCGCAATGCGCTGATGGGCCTTGCAGACGTACATCAGTCATGGGCTGATATGGAGGGAGTGGGTGAGGTTACAACCCGCGACGTTGGCATTGCCAGGGGGAACATCTGATGGCCGTCGCAAAATGGGCAACACCAGGCACAAGGTCGTCCAACCTTGCCGGTACAACATTCAACACGCTGGCAAACGGCTCTGCCGGAACGGCGATCACCTATGACAACAGCACGGCGCGTGATCTTTACGCCGCTGTCACGGTCAAACTGGGATCGCTTACTCCGACAACGGGCGGTGAAATTACGCTGAGGGTTTACAGCGGGGACGGAACTGACACGCCAGACTTGAATGGCGGGTCTTTCGACACCTACAGGGCGGCGCTAACAACAACCGCAGGGGCCAAGGTTGTGACGTTCCCAATGGTGCGGCTCTATCCATTCTCAGGCGCTTTGCAGGTGGTTAACAACGCGGGTGTTTCAACTGCGGCCAGTGGGAATGAGCTTTTTGTCCGTCCATACAACGAGGATGTCAGCTAGTGTCACGCGGTACGTCACCGCTGGACGAGGCGCGGCTGCAGGGGCGCCTGTGGTCTCCTGATCTACTGGGCACTGCCCGCACTACGTTCGTTTTTGACGCTGCATTGCCACAGTGCATGACCCTGGAAAGCGGCAACAAGGCGTCGTCCATCCAGGATGCGTTTAGCCGGACGGGCAGTTTCGTCCAGGCTACGGATGCCCGCAGGCCGACATATGCACCTAGCGTTGCATCGGATCTGCCGTCGCTGAAATTTTCGCGCACGGGGCAGAACAATCTGGACAGCAGCGATGTGTTTTTTTCTGGCGCAAACCAAAGCCTATTCCTGGTGCTGAGGAGCGCAAACCCGAGCGTCAATGGCGAAAACATCTTAGATACGGGCGCGGACAATGCTTTATCAAGACGGCAGCTAGAGATAACAAACACGACCGGACGATTGACGGCTTCGCGTGATGGCAGCGGCGGTTCGCTCGTTTCTCCAGTTACCTCCATTTTTGGATGGCAGGCCGTCGGAATTGTCTATAATGGAGCTAATTCGTTTATATCAGTAAACGGGAATCGAGTTAACGGAACAATAAGCACAAGTACAACATCAAGCGTTGCGCCATATCGGATCGGCTCGCGGTTTGCAAGTCCGGCTGCGGGGGATTGGTTCAACGGCAACTTTGCCACGTTTATACATTTTAATGGTGTGTGGACAAGTAAGGAGGTTGACCTGCTGCAAGGATTGTATGCGTGGCTAGGGGGGTTCAGGAACTTGCTGGCTGCATCTCATCCCTTTCGCAATCGTCCGCCACTAATAGGAGACTGATATGCTACGCATCCGCGTTCCATCTATCGGGACGGGAGTAGTCGATGGCGGCGGGATTGTCGCCACAGCTTCTGGCACGATTAGTTTTACCGGGTCTGCAACTGGCACCGTTGCAAATTCCGGCACTGCTAGCGGCACGCTGCCACTCACGGGATCTGCTACGGCAACCGCCCCAATCATCGGGGTTGCCAGTGGCACGCTTGAGCTAACGGGTGATGCAGCGGGCGTCATTGGCAACGCCCCTGCTAACGCTACCGCATCCGGCACGCTGCCCCTCGGTGGGTCGGCAACGGGTGCGGTAGCTGTATCCGGCTCTGCCGCTGGCATCTTGCCCCTTGATGGGGGCGTCACTGGTGCCGTCACCGTATCTGCGGTGGGTAGTGGCACGCTGCCCCTGTCTGGCACCGCTACGGGCGTGGTCGGCACCGTTCCGATCACTGCCACGGCAGCAGGGATACTGCCGCTCGCTGGTACCGCTACGGGCAAGGTCAGCGTCGATGGCGCCGCCAGCGGGACGCTGCCGCTCGATGGTGAGGCGACCGCTTCTGTCCGCGTGTCCGGCGTTGCCACTGGCATCTTGCCACTTGGCGGGACTGGCGTAGCAGCGGCTTTGATCAGCGCGATTGCCAGCGGCACCTTACCGCTCACTGGTAACGCGACCGGCACGGTAGCTACGGCAATCATATCCGGGGTAGCGGCGGGAGATTTGCCCCTTGGCGGGTCAGCAACAGGCGCGGTCCGTATTATCGGATTGGCGGCTGGTGCCTTTGTGGTCACCGGCACGGCAACGGCGATCGGGCCAGTTCAATTTGCCACCCGCTTTGCCTACCCTGGCGATCCGGCCAATAACGGAAAACTAGCTGTATCACGCCGTGGTGGACGGCTCGTCAGATGAGGTTTTGATGGAAACGTTTTACATCAAACGGGGTGATACGTCACCAGCAATACGGTACGCGCTAAGCCCTGCAACGGTGAATCTAACCGGGGCCACCGTGCGCTTCCAGATGCGGGCGCGACGATCGCGTGGCGGGGCCACCGTGATTGACGCTGCGGCGGTGGTGGTGACTGCAACTGGTACGCCAACGGTCGAATATCAGTGGCAAACGGGCGAAATCGCCAATGCTGGCATCTTTGAAGCCGAGTTCCGGGTGACCTATGCCGATGGCAGGGTTGAGACGTTCCCCAATGATGAGTTCATCTCGGTCAAGGTTTCTGAAGATGTCCCGCCAGCGAGTTAGCTCCTGATAGCAACGCTTCGGCGCCTGGAAAGCTAGGCCAGAGCGTAAACCCTTGTAACGCATGGCTGGGATCATCGACGGATGACACTAATCCCTGACGATCTGCTCTCAATGACGCTGTGGCACCTGGCGTTGTTTCTGCCTGCCTGGGGTGTTCTGACGGCGGTGCCGGGTGTGCGGCGCTGGATGCGGGGGAGGTTGGAGCCGTGAGCGGAGAACAACAGACTTTTGAATCAGTTGCGCAGCCAGGATCGCAGAGCGAAATAGCCGCTTTCCTGGGAATACTAAAAACGGCCTGTGATCGCTTACATGGTCTTGAAGGCAAACTTGAAACTATTGCTAAAATAGGTTTTAGGCTTGAGGCTGTAGAAAAAGGGCAAGAACAAATTGCAGATAAAATTGACAGATCAGCGCAAGCGCATCAATCCTTACAGGAAAAATACCTAGACCAATCGCATAAACACGAAATTGAAATATTAGAGATCAATGGACGAATAAAAGACTATGAAGAAGTCGCTAAAACGGTTGCCAGGTTAGACAAAAACGTTTCCGCCTATGTGTTGCTAGCCGTTGTTGGGGGGGGCATACTGGGAGCTTTGTTTACTGGACTTCCTGCTTGGCTGGATCGCATGAAGCATTCTAAAACAGGCACCATGACCCCCCCAGCACTGGTGAGGTGGAGGGGGTGACCCGCTACATAAGCTGGTGTCTTGGGTTTGCCGGCTTCTGCTTACTGGCTGGCGCAGGAGTCGGGGTTCTTGACTGGTGGAATTGCACGAAACATGCTGGCGGCAAAGCCTGTGCTGAAAGCCGCACCGTTGCAATCGTTGCCCTTACCGGTGCAGCCACCACAGCGCTAGGCATTGCCGTGCCAAACCGCACTCACAATCCGTGACACAGGAGAAAAGCTAATGATCTTGTCGGTTCTGATACGGTCCCGATTGTTGCGAAGGGTCATTGGGTGGGCATCATCAATCCCCTGGCTCGGAAAACATGTAAACCGACTGATCACCAATCTGATCGCTAACTCCACCACGCCTCGGCCCAGACCATTCAGCCTGTGGTCTCCTGTGGCAGTTGCAACGGGTGGCCCCAGTGGTCCGATTTCCGATTACACATCCTGGCCTGCCCTGACGGATCGTCAGTTTTCCGCGCGTCACATGCCTCCTGCCAGCATGAGCAGCATTGCGGCGCTCCCCGATGATGCCCCAAGCGGGCAAGGTGGTTGGGGTCCGGTTACGTCCTTGTTCGCCAGGGGCGAGGTGATGCAGGCGGATCGATCATCTGTTCTGTTCATGTTTTTTGCGCAATGGTTTACCGACAGTGTGCTCCGCACCGACCCTGACGACCGACGCAAGAACACCTCCAACCATGATGTCGATCTCTGCCAGATATATGGGCTGTATGAGCACCAAGCCCGGTGTCTACGGAGTCACTCTGGAGGACGCTTAAGCTCTCAGATCATTAATGGGGAGGAATATCCTGATTATCTAGGAGAGCGAAACGAGGCAGGCGAATGGCAGGTCAAGGCTAAATATAGCTGTTTAGATTCTGCAGGGCGGGTTATCCCCTCACAGGGGCTTTACCCCCATGGCAATACCGAATGGGTAAAGGCAGCCCTAGACAAGAGTTTCCCCCCAGGCACGCTGACGCCAGAGCAGCGTGATGCAAGGCTCGACAGGCTCTATGCAA